TATGCCATATATCTTTCATTCCAAAGAAATGACGGATTTAGTTTAATTGGCTTTTTAGCCGCATGTTATTATCCTATTTTCTATATCATTTATGCATTTATTAGTCCTGTTGATTAGTCCTTTCTTATTTCACCTAAGTTTAAAACTGTTCCAAATAAATAATAATAACATCATTAATGTATTCAATTAATAATGTTTTTGATAAGGTTTATCTCATTAATTTGGAGCAAGATACTGATAAGTATCAAACAATGAAAAATAAATTAGATAATCTTAATATACAATTTGAACTGTTCAAAGCAATCGATGGTAAGAAATTAAACAACTGTAAATTACTACGTTCCGGAAATAAAGGAGCAGTCGGATGTAAAATGTCGCACATGACCATCTTAAGAAACGCTAAAAAGAATAATTATTCTAAAATTCTAATATTAGAAGATGACATTTATTTCTGGAAGACTTTTAATGAAAAGTTTGATTCTTTATATAAAGAATTAATGACTAAAAATAAGAGTTGGAAAGTACTATATTTGGGGGGATGTGCACATGAACCTCTCCCTAAAACAAATAACAATATTTGGAAAATTGGGTCAGCGCGCTTATACGGGTCCCAAGCAATAGGATTTGATAAATCCATTTATAATACTATCTTACAATCTGAAAATGATAGAAGACCATATGACGATATATTGGCCGAATCTATTAACCAGCATAATTACATATTTACACCATATTTAATTTATCAAAATATAAACAAACAATCTACTACCTCTACTAATAATATTAAAGACCAAGAATTTTTTAACAGATTAAATTCTATTAATCCTAATAATTATCTATAATAAGTTTGCGGAGCCAATTGGCTCCATCAACAAGTTCATTAAATGTACGCATATTGGCACAATATCTGTATGGAAAGATAAAAATGGTTTTAGATTATTCTCTTATCAATATGTAAATGAATTACATCTCACTTGGATTTAATTGTAATGTTGCTTTAGCTTTAAGAAAATGTAATTTAAATAATGCTACAAACGTATTTGATTGGTTAGTATCTCATCCAAAAGATATTTTAAATATTCTTAAAGAAAATATAACTGAAGTTTTAATTGATGATCCTATTTTTCTTGATTTTTCTATGGAAAAACAGAAATATTACATAACAGACAATAATAAAATAAGAAGAGTTTATGATAAAAAAAATAATTTAATTTTTTCACATGATTATGATGGAACACAAAAATCAATTATTGATACCAAAAATAAATATAAAAGACGACTTATTAGATTAAAAAATGTTTTAACTGAGAATGATAAGATATTATTTATATTTTCTGGAAAAAGCGATTATCAAGATTATATTAATAATTCTCATAGTATTATTTCTTTAGAAGATAAAACAGACTGTAAACAATATTTATTTTACTTACTAGAAATATCTAAATATTTAAAAAAAAGTTTTCCGAAATTAAACTTTCATATATTAGCTTTCAATTTATTTGATGAACATAAAGATTTTGAAAAAGATAATATTTCATATAAATATTTTGGAGATTGTGGTGGAAGTGTTGTCGGAAGAGGAAATATGGAGAAAAAAATTATAAATTTCTTGAATAATTTAAAAAATAGGAGTCTCGAACCAATATATAATAATTTAAATAAATTTTGTAAGTCGGCGTTTTAAATGTTCAAAGGTGTAAAAAATAAAAGCGATTCAAGCAACCGCGCGGCAGTCAACACTCTTAGTTGTATTAGACGATTTTTGGTTGTTTAACTATTATACTATTATCCATTTATCACAATAAATTGAACTCCAACTTTTTGGACCATTTGAACCAAACCATTTTTTTGGAGATACCACCACTTTGTCTTCTGATTCATTTAAATAAGCTCCCCACCAACTAAACGAACTATTCGCTATTATATTGTGTTTACATTCAGACATCAAAAACATATCAATATAGTCTTCATTACCCTCTATAAAATTACAATTAAAACTATCAAACATTCCAGAACTCTTACACCATCCTATATCATCTGAGAAAATTATCAATTTATACTTCTTTTTCAATATTTCAAACTCTATATTTAACTTATTAGAAATAGCTAATAACCCCCTCTTATAATAAGTCTCATCTTGAACTGGATGAATCTTCCTCAATTTTAAATAATCACCCCTCCTTATATGTATTGATATAGTTATACTCATCTCATGCCCTATATCTCTAATATTTCTATCTATTTTCAACCTTATATCCGGCTCCAATGATATATTCTTAAACATTTTTATAATCGCATCTTTATTACTTTTGAAATAATCCTCTGATTGAAAATAACCAAATAATCGTATCTCACCATTATATGGTACTTTTTTATACTCAATACTTTTATATTCATATACTGGAAGACTATTAGGGTTTTTTATCCGAGGTAATTTATGAAATATTAAATGCGATTTCTTTCTATCTTCTGGTAAATAAGCTTTTAAATTATTCTCAATACCATATGATAGCCCATTCGCTATCTGAAACATCTGATTTCCAAGTCGGCCCATGAGATCTATATATACTATTGATACAGTCTCTCCCGACATTAGTAATATACAATTTTAAAAACTCTTTTTGATACTAATAAAAGGACAACATTCAATTATGGATTTTGTGTTTATAGGAAATATAGGATTCGGATAGTTGTCTACTAATTTAATTGTTTCATCTATATGAATAGACTTACTATAAATATATGGTTTTATTTCATTATAATTATCAAAGTTTAATGAACCATAATAATCTCTAAATTCAAAAGTTCCTGTACGTCGGGTGCATGCCGCACCTTGAATCCACATAGTTTTTACATTATATGCATGACTAACTATTATTCCATGTAAAATACAAGACATAGTCATTTTACAAGCTAAAATATTCCGAATCACATTTTCAATTGGTTCAGTAATATCTATTATTTTAACATCTTTATGATTATTTTTATAAATTTCATTAAACTTGCTTTTATCTTTTAATGACCCATCGGGTATAATACCTAATTTATATTTTTTCTTGACTTCAGGATAATAAAAATATGGTAATATTAAACCAATATCTCCATAAATCTTGGGACATTCAATACCAAGTTGTATAAGTCTATTTCGAGTTAATGGTCCTCTAACTGATAATATTTGTTTAGGTTTTGAAATGGTTTCTTCAGCATTAATAAACCCGCTTCCCCATATTATTGAATTATTTCTTGAATTTTTAAGTATGCTTCCAGAACCGAATATAACATCTTCTTTATTTTTTCCACCATTAATATCTAATATAGGGTTTTTCAAAAACAAAGTTTTATATATAAACGGCGTGACTCTCTCCGCATAAACATATTTGTATTTATTTTTAAAAAAATTATGAATACTATTAATTGAACCATTAAAATATTTTCCCTTCCAATTTTTGTTATTCCAGTGAGAAATATTAGTTGTATTATTTAAATAATATAGTTGACATGGTGATAAATTGTTTGGATTTACATACCAATCTAAATGTCTCGCATCATAAGGTGCTAATGTTCTGATACTATTACCATGTGGAAATCTTTTTGGTATCCTTTTTGAAGAGAAAAGTTGAAAAGTTGTATCTGTGTTACATTCTATATATTGATATAGAATATTTGAAAATAAAATAGATTTTCTTGGTCTTTGCCAAAATTGAGCTGAGTGCCCTGTAATTGCATTTTTTTTATTATGGTATTCATCTGGTATATCATCTATTTTTAACATAGGACCTACTGTTGTTTTACCTAATTTTTTTAATAAATAAATATAAAATTCCAATATATTTCCATTGACTTTATATAATTCTATGTCTGCATCAGTCATTACTATATATTCACACTTTGGATTTTTAGAAATATAATCTTTTATAGAATTTATCACTGTATGATGGTGATTTATATTAGAATTATATACGATATATCCTTTTTTTTGTTTTTCTTCTAAGTAACGAATTGTTTCAAAATAAGTAGAACACACATTATGAAATACAATTTCTATAGGGGTTTTTATATATTTTTCATAAGATTCCACCGTCTTTTTTAAAATTTCATATTGATTATGAACAATAATAAATATTGGTATCTTTGCCATATACATAAAAATGTATATTAATTTCAAATATCTATTATTTCAAATACCATATGCTATGTAGACCCGAACATGTATAATGCCAGGGGTCACTTAAAACAAATACTCCCACCTTTTCCAAAATAGTTATAGGAAATTATTAATGTACATGTTAATAACATTACAAAAATATAACATCTATCTCTTATTCTTATAAATTTATCAATAAATCTATATAAATAACCCTCTTCTTTCTTAACTCCTCGTATTTTACACTCAATATAACTTATTGTACATTTATCATAGTTAAATAATATCTTCAATAAAAAGAAATATAGTAACACAATATACCATTCTTTCAATTTTACTCCACAAACAATATGTATCATTCCATATGTTAAATAAATTAACAACAATAAATCTGGTAATATATTCATTACTTTAAATTATATAAGATTCTACCGTCAGTTACATATGTAATTCGAATACCATGTTTTACTCATATTCAAAATACAAATCCAAAATGCCATTATCTAAATGGGTTGATTATTCTAATGAGGATAGTCTCGTTCAAATTGTTCTTAATATGTTATCTGAATCTAATAATATACAAGAACAGTTTTTATTTCATGTTACCAACAACAGATTTATAGGTCAAAAGAATATAGATATTATTACATCTATATTTAGACAATCCTTCAGAAATAGATTCTTAATAGAAAAGACTATTCGACGTTGGATATTTAGAAGGAAAAATTTAAACTACATTAATGATACAGACTTATTATTAGAACCATTCGATAATAATAAGAAATATGCTGAAATTATTGAAGGTAATGGTATTTATCGTTTTAGTTCTGGAGATATATTTAATATGATTATTAACAAGGTAGTATATAGTGAATATCAAATACCCCGAATACTACCTATCAAAAACGCTTGGTCTAATAAAATTTTTAATAAAACAGAACTATACAACTTATTTGTTTCATCATATAAAATTACAAAAACACCTTGGATTATGACTGAATATGCTAAAGTTGATTTTGATAATAAAAAAATGCTCAATAGACATAAAAGTTATTTGAATGAACAAGCAGTTATTCTTGATATATCTAATTTTTCAGAATCCGAATTCAGAAAAGAGGCTGAATATATATTTGTACATAATATATTTGAGCCTTTGAAAAAATATAAGATTTTTAAGTACTCTACACTTAAAATAGTACCAATAAAAATATTACGAAAATACTTTAAACAAATTATAATTGATAATCATTTGAGAGGTGGGATAAGTTTAAAAATATCTCCTGAAAAAAAAAAATTACTTTTCAAATTATGGAATGATTATCCAGGTATTATTGCTCGGGAGAAAGTTTCTAAAAAACGGTTTAACAAAAAGCGCACCAATTTACAAAATAATCAGTCAAATAATTTTGTATATGAACAAAATCTTGCAAGAGCCAGAGGCCGTTTTGCTTATAATGACATTTTATATTATTCACAAGCAAGTGAACCTCCAAATGGTGTTAATTTATCAGCAGACCTACCCGAAATTTTCAATATTGAGTTTGCAGACATTGAATTTAGTAATAATCAAAATCCGCAAACAGAAGAGTCTTACTGGAATACTAGTACTATAGCTTACTTTAATAGAAACATTATCGGTAGTGCTTATGATAATATATATAGAGCTATATCTCAAAGACCATTTAGACAATCCTCTTTTTTTTATCATACTCAAGATTCGAACACTCATGAGCCAAACATTGAAGAAAGTGATATTGTTAATTTTCAAGAACCTACTTCCACTGAACGTATGTCAATTTGGAACGAAATAAATACACAAGAAACACCAGCACCAGCACCAGCACCAGCACCAGCACCAGCACCAGCACCAGCACCA